ACCATATAGCAACTAACTAAATACCATATAGCAACTAACTAAATACCATGCTCTGGTCCCTGATTAAGATTCAGGGTCCCATATTGTGGGGTGGTAGGGGGTGAGGGTCTGTATATAGCCCCCAAGGGTACCTTTTTGGAAAAACACATATATTTCCAGATGTATATATATGGGGATCAAAAAGGACGGGTCAAATTGTCAGGGGGGCTAAGGGGTGGGTCTCGAGTTTTTTAGCGTGCTAGTGTGCACAAAAACAACACACCACATACAAAAAAGACTGTCGAACAGGCAAACAAAAAGGGCTATTGCCATATAAAAAAGTGTCTGATTCTGAACATTCTGCGACACTTTGCAAAAAATGGCTTAAAATAAGGCTTTGTAAAAGCACAAATGCGACATAATACAAACAAATGCGACATTAAGACACCCAAACCACGCAAAACCCATAAATTACTAGGAAATGATCAAATTTCACCCACTTTTTTGAACCTGAAAAAGTCTGAGTCGTTTTCTATATAGGAGTGTATATACTTACTTACTAAGTATTTTTTTTTTTTATTTTATTTTTTAATTGTTTGTCATCTTGCCTGTGGATAACTTTTAGCTGGCAGATTACTAGCATCCTAAAAAAAAAAAATATTTTTAATACATACACACCCTATCACCCCACAACCTCGCAACACAGCTTCGTTACTGCATAACGAGAATATGGGTTGAAAACAAAGCTATTTTACGTTGTGTTATCAACAAAAAACACCACAAACAAACAATAAAATATACACGCATAATTAAAACACAATATACATATTAAATCAAACACAATATACATAACACATATGTTACATATAGTTTTATCAAAAATCACCGTAGTACAAAAGATATACACATGTAGTACGCTTGCATTACATAAACAATACGTGTATAGTACATATCAGTACAGACGTACTACACCGCAAAAAGCATTTTATATAACTCTAGTATATGTTGTATATAGTCTGCTTGATTATTAATAAATTCATTATATAAATATCATGACATTACCCATTATAAATAGTAATACAGACGTGCTACAAAACGCACTAGAAGTCATTACAGATTACATGAATCATCCATTCAATACAGAGCTATATGCAGAGAACGTAACGCAAGTTATTGAACACATGCAAGACATAGATTTGCATTCATTCCTTACAGAAGATGAACAAATTGAAGTGGCTAAAATGTACATGAATAACCAAGCAAACTAATATGCACAACACACTATATATAATCGCATTAATCGCCACGCTATACTTTGCAGGTTTCCTGTGGGTCATGGGTGATTACATGACAGGAGGATGCGGCTGTGATCTATTATCACAGCACTATCGGTCAATACTAATAATAATATTTAAATAATAACAATATGAACACTAATCTACCTATAATAAAAGAAGTAACAGCTGAGGAGTACTGGGACATGATGGGCGCAGTACCTACACAAGACTCGTATCGTGGGGCATTTCTTGTTGGTGAGGCGACAGACCACAACAGTAACGGTGAGGCTGTTTATCGCATGTACAATATGCAGGATGATGTATATTCACTTGTTGGTGAGGCCACGCAAGCGCAGTTTGATGATTTACGTGACGCTGATATTGCACGAGAGAAGCCGACAAAGGACCTGATTAAGCGATTGCGTGATCTTGATAATGTTGATGGGCTTGCTATGTGGTCGGTACGTGACTATAACTTTATTGCTGTGGGCGTTAATGGTAAGTGTATGCACGTTTCCATGCCTCTGGGGAACAATTATAATCACTCGTATAGTGTGAACGCTAAAATTAAACCAAACACGCTTACTGGTTCAGGTATTGCAATGTATGACTGTGATATTTCAAGCAAGGATGATCCACAAGAGATTATTGACGATATTGTTAATATTGCTCGTGATTTTAACCCTCGAGTGCCTCATTTCTTTTCAAGTAAAGACATTGCGGCGACTAAGTTTATAAGCCTTGATGGTTACCTAGATGTGCATGGTCACCGTGATGATTACACATTAATTTAATTTATATGACACCAGTAAACCTTACATGCCCTATGTGTACATCAACTATGGTGTATACACAGATTGAGAGTACGAACAAGCCAGCACATTTAACAGATGACAAAAACACACATGTGTTTATGTGTGAAGACTGTCCGGCTGTGCTGTTCGAGTACTACCACCCGCACAACGTAGAGGATATTAAACAACATTTAAATAAATAATATGACAACAACAAACAAAATAATGGCCGGAATGATAGCGCTACTATCTATTATCATTACAATCATGTCATACACAGACATGGTACGGACAGAGCTGGAGACAGTACAATCACTGCTTGACGCTAAAGGGGAAGAGCATTGTTTGCTTGCTGGGTTTGATGTGTTTGTATCGCAGACACACACAGCCGTTAAGTGTGGGATGACTAAGACTATTAATATTAATGATCATGACTATAACGTGCTTGATTTTTATGCTAATAAATAATTATTAAATAATATATGAAAGCAAGACTTAAAAAAAAGGCTAGAAAAAACAGCAAAAAAATAGCCAAGATTATGGCAGGTGACCTAAAAACGGTCAAAAAGAAATAGAGACAGGGGATATATGTCGTTTACATAATACTATGCTTATACTATAATAATACTATTATAAATATATATACATAATTATGTTACAAGATAAAGAAAAGACACCAACCAAAAATACATTGGTGCAGATAGTTTTAACGCCTGAACTGATTAATCACCTATATATAGGTAATAAGTAATCACCTATATATAGGTAATAAATAATCACATTATGAAAACAATCACATTACAAGTTAAGATCACCCCAGAGCTTGACGCACGACTGGAGCGTATCCGTAACGATAACGGTATGTCTAACAAGTCAGAAGCGGCACGTTACTGTATCAATGCAACATACAAAAAGGAAAACCCTGTATACGCTGTTGGTAAAAATGGGCCGATGCTTACAAAGCAATCGACAGACAACTTACCACCTACAGAGAAACAGACACCAGAAGAGAAGAAGAAAGCAAAACAGATGGTATACGCTGAGCGCCTGAACGCACATGTCAGCGGGTACGAAGTGTTGTACTTCAACTATGAAGGTAAGAAACGATATATAGAAACCGAGGACCTCATGAACCTTTCACAATTTCACGTAGACCAGCAGTACTCACCGTCAGAGGATGTAGTGCTAGCAAATGAGCTTGCGGGTACTGCGCTGTACCCCATGAATGCTGAGGGATCATATGACCGCACACCCACGTCCAAAGCGCATGACGATTTATTAATCTCTAAGCAATAATATGAATACATTACTATTAATACTATTGTTCTTTCTCAAAGCGCTTGCAGTACTGGTGTTGTGTGTGTGGATCATACATATACTGTTAATAGTTATGTTTGCGTTTGGTTCTTTTGTATCTGACTTCTTGCAAGTCATAGATAAGTTATCATCTTTTACTAGTAATAAAAAGAAACAAAATGACTAATCACATAATATTATTTATAGCGTTATCGATGATGGTGTACGTATATGTGTATGCACCTAAAAACGCTCCATTAGAAATAGAGACTACAGTTAACCAACAACAATTATGAACAAAGCACAATTACAAACAGAATTAGACATTACAGCAGAGCAACTGCGTGAATCACGAGAAGTAATTCACTCGTTAGATAGACGCAGGCAGGAAGACCTTAATACTATCGGTCGCATTATGGCTATCAGAACAAGAAAGGGAGACGGTAGATTTTCTGTAGGACCTTCAGCGGAATTTAAGGATGTATTACTAGTAGACATCGTCCACAACATCGGGAAGATGCAACAGAAGATAGACACATACGAGATGCAGGAGGCGAAACAAGAGGTATCTTGTAATGATGGTCCAGACTCCTTTCTTGACAATATCATGGGGGTTACGGGAGGGAGCTCATAAACGCTCAATTAAAAATAGAGACTAACTATAAACACAGCTTATGAAACCAGCACAATATTTAAAACGGTTCGGAGAAAAGATGGCGATATTATTAGAGACCACAACCAAAAAAAACAAGGATTACAGTGGCGATGTTGATGCATTCAGTAACTTCTTAATGGTTGAGCATCTCGGGATCTCGAGTGTGGAACAGGGGATTTTGGTCCGGATGACAGATAAGATGGCACGAGCAAGTAATTTGATACTCAACCAAGACGGCAAGGCACAGGTAAACGATGAAAGTATCATAGACACACTAGATGACCTATCGGTTTACTCACAGATACTAGCTATCTACATTGAAAATAAAAATAAAAAGTAAAAATGAACCTCTCTACACTACAACTTGAACACCCAGATGAGCGAGATGCAGTGCTGCTGTTCTCGCAAGGGTATGGACTAAAGGGAGCTGTGGTTGGCACCAATACTATACGATTGCGTAGCCCCAATAGTCCTTGGATAGTGTATGAGTGGAACATGGATACGCACTGGGTTCAGAAGATCAATGGAAAGTATAAAAGTAATATGGGTAAGTTTGAAGACGAGGACTTAGCTATATATATTACTCGGTCTGATTGGTCTTGGTATAGGCCTAACCCTAATACAATTATTATTTAAATTATTATTTATGGCTCAATTTAAAAGTAAAAAACGCAAACAATTAGCTAAGGCAAAGCGCAAGCGCACTGGGTATGTCGGTACTAAGCCTCGAGTTAAAAAAACTACTAAGACGGTACACCCTAACCAAAAACCTCAGTACTTTTTTTCAAGACCAGACGAGCAGGCTTTTATATCACACTTCTGTCGTATATATAATGATCACCCGTGGATATGGGCTCACGTTAAACGAGATTTAAGGAGTTTGGGTATTAAAGTTAAAGACTAATTATATGCAAACAACAACATTTAATTTTGCAGATCGTGCTGAGGTGCGTGCGCAAGTGGCCCGTGACATGGTGGAGTATGATCCACAATTATTAGAACAAAAAACTGACGAGGCAATGCGAGAGCATGACTTTGAAGGTTATGTAGTATAAAGCTTATGATGGATGACTACGATGAAGACGGAAACAATATAGTGCCATGCCCTTTATGCCTTGATAATCATTACGATAATCCTTGCCCAGAGGCAGAGCGCATGCGAGAAGATCCAGAGTATGCACATGAATTTTTTACAAACAATAAATTACAATAATATGGAATTTGAAACAATTTTACTTTACTCTTGGTTACCAATATTGGCTTGGTCGTTCGTGTTTGGATGTATAGAGCTGGGAAGGAATAGAGGTGATAAATATTTAATTAAATACATTGTAGGATTCTTTTATCCAATATTCGTAATATTTTTACCAGCATTAATTTTGATGTGGGTAGGAAATAAAATACAAAAACAAAATGAACACAAAAGAACTATATAGCTACCGCAACCCATATGTTGCATACCTAGCTGAAAAAATGCAGGGTCGGACCTTGACCCAAGAACAATTTTTAGAAGAATACTTTGCAGAGCCACACTACATCGAACAGGTTGTGTTGGTACGAAGACAGAGTGGACGATCTAATCCTCTACGGCCGCGTACGCCATCATACGCGCGTAGATTATTTAATAGCTTTGTGATGGATAATGTAATCAATAACTGATATGAATGTATTTAATCGAAGAAAAAAATATTTGTTTCGAGGTAAGGTTTCAGATGATTATAAAAGTGTAGATAAAGGTGAGTGGGTTTATGGTTGGCTAGCTGGTGATGATGATGCTTATATAATATCTAGTTTTGCAGCCAACAGGGGTGTCTTAGAAAGTGGTGAAAAAACTATATGCCCTGAAATATCCGATATATATCGAGTAGATCCTGAAACAGTAGGCCAGTACATAGGAGCAAAAGACCATTTAGGTGTAAAAATATTTGAAGGAGATATAGTGGTAACTAATTGGCAAAATAGAACTGGCGTAATTAAATTTTTACTGGGTGAGTATGTGCTTGCACAGGGGTGTTTGGTGACAAGCATGAATACATTAATTGCTCACAAGTGGCAACTGAGCGTTGTCGCTAATGAAACCGACAATCCAGAATTATTATAATTTTAAACAATATGAATTTCTACCAATACAAAATTGAAGATATAGATGTGTACGATGGCGATACTATCACCGCAACATTAGATATGGGGTGCAACAAAAAGTGGCACAAGCGTAAGATGCGTTTGTATGGTCTTGATACTCCAGAGATACGCAAGCGGGGCGATCCACTACATAGAGAGGCAGGCCGCATGGTACGAGACTTTCTCCAAGCATATTTAGAAATGAACTTGGATAAAGTGTACGTGGAAACGCACAGAGATAAGAGTGGAATGTATGGACGTTTGTTAGTTACATTACATTCAGGTGATGGTCTAAATATAAACGAGTACATGATCAAGAGTGGCTTTGCAAAACCTACTGGTAAAAGTGGGAAGCGACAACCATGGACCAAAAACGAATTACAAGCCATCATTAATAATATGTAGTATGTTTGATAAATTTATACACGTATTTTATTTCGTATTTATGCCCTGTTGGGCTGGGTTCTTGTTATCTCGGATGTTAACAACTGATCACTTTTATTTTTATTTAGTGCTATTTATTTTTCACATGGTCAATTGGATCTATTGTGAGCTAATCAAAGGAGATATATGAACAACTTAGAAGTAACACTTAAATTAGTAGATGACCTGATAAAAGACAACGGACTGCAATGGCCGGACTCAATGCAGTTTACTAAAAAGCGTATAACTAGATGGTGGGTAGACCTAGTTTGGATAGATCTTACACATGCTAGTGGTAAACTGACAATTTCTCTTGATGTGGCTGGAACGATGCGTGTTATTGGTGATATCAGCCGAGCACCTAAATACGAGCCTGGAATTATTAATAAACCTCAATAAATATGAAAAGTAAACCAGAACTACTAACCGCAATACAATCAGAGTTGACTAAGACTTTTCCTGAGATGTTGGAGTTGAGATTTGGGTGTGAGGTAAACCTGCTGCCTCCTACTGGACTAGAAAAGTATCCCGAAGATTTACAAAAGCAATGGAGGGGCAACAACGACTATTACTCTACTTGGAAGTTCATTGGTAATGACACCGATAGAGATAGAAGTAATTACTACTTTGCTAATGGGGTTGAATCTCGATACTCGTATATGACTATAGAAAATATCAAAATAGGAAGAGCTATATTTGAACAGTTCTTAGGGATAGAAAAGTTTGAAATCCTCGGTCGACCTGCATTGATTACAGATGTGTTGAGGTATATCGAGGTAGATGGTCTATATATTGAGAATATACTATCAGGTCAGTACAAGGTATTCCAATTGGATGACCCGTGGAGAGATAAGCCAGAAAAATCATTATTCATCTTCAATCTATCAAAACCCCATCTAAAAGACCAAAGCGAGGAAACAATTACTAAGGTGGCGAGGTTAATGAATATAGAATTATGAATAAACCAAAAGGGATAGACACACTATCAGAAGATATTGTTTGGCTATACGAAGATTACAGAAAAGCACTTCGTGAAACTAGAACAACACAATTTAGTGAACCAAACTTTGAAGGATTTATTTTCTATCTTAGGTTTGGTTACATAGACAGAAATTCACATAAATAACTATGAGTAAAGAAAACAAAGAACTTGAACAGTGGATCAAAGATATGAAACAAAAACACAAGGGTGTTACCATTCAGATTACATTTGGTCGCAGAAAATTTAATTATTTTAATTGCAATAATTTAGGTATCTACTTTAGATTTTTGTGGATTCAAGCTGGTATATATTATTGGAATAAAAATACCTGTGAAATAGATCCCAAGTACCATCATATTATTGGACATAAAGGTAAAAAAATAAATTAAACATGATTGAACCATATGATTGGCAACACGAATATTTGCAGCACGTAGAAGACCGCTTTGGGTGGTGGGCTGGTGTTGGGTGTGGTAAAACAATTATGGCGCTATGGCTCGCTAAAATGCGAGGTGCAAAACACGTATTAATTCTGTGTAAAAAAGACCTCGTCTATAACTGGGAGGTCTGGGCGGAGCGCATAGGGATTAAGGTGACGGTGGTGTCTAAAGAACAATTTAAAAAAGCCGTAAAGGAAAGAGGGGTAGAAGATTTACCTGAGGCTGACTGTGTGATTATAGATGAAGCTCATTATTGGGCGATGTACACATCACAATTGTTTAAATGTACGATTGCATATCTAACCCACAACAAGCCAAAGATTATTTGGTTACTTACCGGTACACCATACATGTCATCGCCATGGAATTTATTCTCGATGAAGATGCTTTTAGGTAAAAACATGAATTGGTATGAGTTTCGTAAGGAGTTTTTTGTCTCAATTAAGATGGGACCACGATTTATATGGCAACCGCGTAAAGATAGAGAGACAGTTGACAAAATAGTAAATGGCTTTGATACCATTGGGCGCACAATGCTCTTAGAGGACAACGTAAATATGCCGCCGATACTAGAACCCGTTGAGTTCTTCCAGCTCACCAGCAGTCAAATAAAGGCAATCAGAGGCATTGATGATATCTTGCCTATTCAAGTCATAAACAAACGCTACCAAATCGAAAATGGGACTCTTAAGGGGGACGAATACACCCCGCACGCAACATTCACTAGTGACAAGTTCGATAGGGCCTGCGATATCATCCAACAGGAGGGTCGTATTGCTGTGGTATGTCGTCACACTCTCGAGATAAATCGTTTTCATGATTTTATTGTAGCAAATATGCCAGAGAAAAAAGTTGTGTTGTTGACAGGTGCAACAAAAGACAAAGCGGCGGAAGTTGAGGTAATTAGACAGAACCCTGACGATCAGTTCGTCATCCTAATCAACGGCGGTGTGTCGGAGGGGTACGGACTAGAGACAGTGCCCTACATTTTATTTTACTCAATGACCTATGCATTGAAGGATTGGGTGCAGCTACGAGGTCGGCTGGCGAGGGGTAAGGAAGTGGAGCAACAGAAGTCCCTGACTTACCACAGATTAATTGTCGGAGGACCGAAGTCAGTAGATATGGCAGTGCATGAAAATATTATTACTAAGAACAGAGACTTCCAAGTCGAATTATTTAATAAAGATTATGAAACGTAAACAGTGTCAAAATTGCCTTTCTCACAAGAATAATGTATCTAGTGCTATATTTGAATACGGTGCACTTGCAGTTACCCTCAATTTGTGTGACGAATGTTATGTCACAATAATTAAGGATGAGGTATAATATATGAATGCAAAAGCGAGAACAGCAATTTCAAACAGAGTTCAATAAGTGGGTAAAAAACTGCTTTCCATTTACTGCTGCATATGAACTCAAAGCTGCAGAAGCTAATTCTATTCCATTTAGTGCTGTGGCTGACCATCAAGAAAGAGCCTTGGACGTTGCCAATAACGGACCGAGGCCTTTTGTATATAAAATATCGGATTTTGACCGGATGCAAAAGCCGTTTGATTGTTTCTCTTTGTTCGGTGTACCAGCGTATGTAGTAATAATATTTAACTGGAACCAAGGTAACCGCAAAGATTTTGTAATGATTGAAATAGATGATTGGCTGGAAGAGGCAGAGTCTTCTGAAAGAAAATCAATCACATCAGAAAGAGCCGACCAAATTGGACGGCGCTTTACCTTGGGAACCTGTAATGTACGAGACTAAGATTCTCGTCTTTTTTTTGTCCTTACTCTGTGACAATTAGAACATACAACATCACACTTACGCATCTCAACTGAGATAGTTTTAACGGCATATCCTCCATTAACCATGTTGGATATGTTGTGTTTTTTGTCGGCTAGATGGTCAAAGTCAAGTGCTGATGGTTCGCTATTGAACCCGCAGTCATGACACCCCACATCTAGCTTGTAGCGGTCAACAAATATTCGTGCTTTCTTTTTGCGCCCTTCTTTTCTTTGCGCTATTTCTTTTCTTAATCTCTTTTTGTTGTTTGCGTACCACCGCCTTTGATAAGCTCGCTTATCGTCAGGGTTGATGTATGGCATGTCACCTGATTATACCGTGTCTATAATTTATTTGTATCTACAGGTGTGCCTAAGATATCTCCCATAAAGCCTTGTTCTGATTGAGTTTTTTGTACTGCTTCTTTTTCTAGGTCTTCATCTAGGTCTTCTTCTGTAAATTCTGTCATTGGTACATCGTCATATTCACCGTCTCCCTCGTCTGGAGCATACCGTGCATCCTTTTGAATGATGTCGAAGAACTGCTCTAAGTGAGGTACAAATCGAGCTTTAACTTTAAACACATGTTTGTGATTGTACGTGTACTTTGTGGCGATACCTAAGGCTGTAATTTCATTAAGCCAGTCAAGTGCTGTGGATGATGGATAACCTAACTCCATACCAAGACCTGTAGCATTCATACCTTCTGCATACTGTCCGATCGTAGTGATAGCTAGCCATCGCTGCTTAGGGATAGAAGACATGGCACATCGGAACAAAGCTTTTTGGTCTTCTTCTGATATTCCATCTTGTTTAATGCCGTCAAAACGATCCATTACTCGCATAGCTTTATACATTGCAATAAGCTGCTTTGACATACGCATGGGTGCTTCTACTGAGGGCACAAAAACAATACGGTCCTTGAAGTCTTTGGAGATACCAGATCGAGCAATAGAGCAAAAGTGGCATATGTCAGTTATACGATCGTTTAGTACTGGATCTAGTGCAAAGAATTCGTGATCTAGTTTTTCGGCATGCTCGTCTTTCCAGTCAATTAATTCATGCATCCATTCTTGAATCATAATATCAAGCATAGCTCGTCTTCTTGGATAGTCTGGGTCAATGGCGTTAGCTTGAGCTTTCTTGGTAGCAAGTACTGCGTCTGGTTGAACCATATTGAAATACAAGAAACGCTGTCCCATGATGTCACTATCAGTATCAATATAAATAGCTTCTGTACAAGCCGATAAACAACCAATACGCCCTGCCCAATCCATCTTTACATTGTTACCTGTTTTCTTGGAGTACTGACCGTCAAAGACTTCTCGGAACTGCGCTGCAATAGCCTGCTTGGCATCTTTGGGTTTGTTTAAGATAGTAGTGTAGTCCTTGAAAAGCAATATACCACCTTCTTTTGGCATTTGTTTAAGTAGTGAAGCTTCACCTCCCTTACTATTCAGACCAGAGGCGAAAGTGTTAGGGGTCATATCTGATATAGGCCAAACCAATGGTTTGCTTGTTTCAGCATGGATCAGGCCTGCGAATGCCGTGATAATTTCAGATTTTCCACCAGAAGAAGCTGAGACGAGCTGTAGCCATACTGGAGTAGAGTTTACTTGGTTTGCGATAACAGAAGCAGCTACAATACGAATTGCATGAGGATCTGTCATAAGAAGTAACTCCTTAAAGTGATTGTCTATATCTTTAAATGTATATTCTGTGTTTGCCATATCTAGCGTGGTTACGTTGTGTTCACCACTTCCCCGACACCGACTGGCTGGCATGCAGTCGCCTAGCGTATCGGGGAAGTGGTGAACACAAAAGACTAATAATTATTTATGTTTCGACTTCATAAATTTTAAGGCCTCACTTGTATCTCCATTACATTGTAATTGAGCGACCACATCAATTACATCTCCTGACTTTTGACAACCAAAGCAGTACACTTTATTGTTCTCTTTATATAAACGCATTGATGGAGTCTTTTCGTTGTGCCATATACAATTCATTTTTAACTCGTGATTCCAACCTGTTAGATACTCTTCAATGGGTACCTGTTTCATTGCACTAATAAGATCCGGCCCATCATAGCCCTGTGTTGTTTTTGGTTTCTTTGATTGCTGGTATTCTGCGTAACAAAGTTCTCGTAACTTCTCCATTCCCATATCTGGTAATCCGATATGGTTATGTTGTGCTATGTGGTAAATTACATCATCTAAGTATTTTTTATAACTACCTTCCCACTTTAGCACTGATTGAATTACCGTTACACTCTTACAACCTTCTGCATCAGATACATCTTTTACTTTTTTCCCCTCAGATGATCTACGAGCGATAGTGTTTATTGTAATAGTAGGTAAAATTTCTCGGAGTTTCCATGCGTGTCGCGACATAGCAGTTAATCCTGCTTCGTCATTATCAAAGTAAAAATTAAATTCTTTGTACCCTTGTTTTACTAACCATTGTGCCCATTCTTCTTTGAAAGTAGCAGCTCCTCCTGTAGATGAGACGGCATTATATCCTTGAGATGCTGCCAAAAGGCAATCGAACTCCCCCTCGTAGATATAAACACTTTCGTTTTTGGGGTCGAGACGATGTGCATTAAATAATTGTGCTGTTGTTCCTTTTTCATAAGTGTATTTAGGGGCATCTGATGTATCATCAGGATGCTTACGATATTTGTTAAATAAAAAATTACCTTCAACATCGTGTACAGGTATAGCAATACGATTGCCATCCATAGTAATTCCGAAGTCTTTGGTAATGTGTCGAGAGATCAAGTACTCTTGTAGGTTGAATGTATTCATTTGTTTGCCAGCTAGGTGTTATTGATTATCACTTAATGTCACAATCATTTCCGTAACTCCATTTACTATATCACGACAACTGTACTTTTTACAAATTAAGTTATACACTTGCTAAACTATAAATTAATGATAGTATTATTTTCACGAGCAATTGATAATTTAATAACGATCGAGTGCGATTAGAAAGCAAATGACATTCAGAGGATGCAAAAAAAGCACATTGAGACGCTGAACATCCTGTCTGTTGAAAAATCCTGTATATAAAAAACGCAGTCATTCAGGAAAGAGCAAGGTGACTATACGAGTTAAACAAAAACACCCAATAACAAGTCGGTTTTAGTGAAGGTGTTCCGACCTCGTCAAATCCTTGCCTCGATCGTTATTAAATTATCAATTTCTCGTTGACAGTGTGTTTTAACTCAGATACTGCATTCTTGAAATCGACCTCAAGAACGCACAATCTTTCCCAAATCACTTTTTATCTGGGTTAAGACGCACTGTTAGCTAGAAAAATTATTTTAATTATCTAACAGCAGTAATTATCAGTCATTATAATAAATTATCTATATGACAAACTTAGCAGATTTAAATCCCCAAGTAATGCGTACTCCTACATGGAACGCAGGTAAACCTGGGGACTGTATTAGTGGAGCAATTGTTTCAATTGAACACGATGAAAACATTGACCGATACCAGAAATCAAAAATGATTTTTACTATTCGGACTATGCCAGCAAACGCTGACGGTTCAGCAGGTCTTACACACCTACCTCCTCGAGACGCAGAAGGTAAAGTGGTTAAGGGTTACGAAGCAAGTGAATTAGTTGAGACATCTATTGGTGCTGAAGAAGATTGGCGAGTGTATGCAAACATCGCTCACAACGCTGACGGTACTACTAAAGATTCTATCTTGCTACAGCAACTTAAAAAAGTTCCATTGTATGGAGTATGTAAAGTTAACTTCAAAGAAACAAAACCATCAGACTACGGTAATGATGCAAAAATTGTTGAAGCTCTAGCGTACCCATCAGCTGATGGTAAGGGGGTAATGATCAACGAGGAAGTGAAAGCTGCTGCAGTTGAAGCGCTTACTGCAATTCAATCAACGGATACCACTCCGGCAGATGCGGCAGCCGCAGAAGAGAATCGTAACAAACCATTCTAATGCAGGTGGCGGACCAATCAGCTCTGGCAATTCGTAAAAAAATTCGAGAGCTGATTCCAAAAGATATGATAGTAGCCGAGCACACTAAGTGGGCTCACTTCTACCGGTACAAACCGAGAGATGAACTCTACATATCCGTAACACAACCGCTCAATATAATCAGTTCTCCTCACTTAAAAAAGTGGGCGGCTAATCAAGCTACTGAATATATTGCTAAATTTGTAGACAGGGGTGCACCTATCACCCCCGAAGTCTTGAAACGTGCAACGTTAGTTCACGATGAAACGTTTAAAGATGCTGGGGATATAGGTACCAAAGGTCACGAGGTTATTGAGGATTACTTGAATGAGTGGATTGAAAAACGAGAAAGGCCGTTAGATATCACTCCATTCATTGAGGCGTACATAAAAAAGAAAGACATTGAATCTGATCCGAGACTCTATGCAATTGCATACAGTGCTCAACGTTTCTTTGCAGAACATCCTGAGATTACTCCTATCTGGAGTGAGCTATTGGTGGCTGTACCATCGGTTAAGGTTGGTGGTACTCTGGACTTCTTATGTTTGATAGATAACAAATTGGCAGTTATTGATTTCAAAACAAGTAATTCAATTGATAAGGATACTTACGCAATGCAGGTGGCAGCTTACAGTAAAGGGTTCACTAGCCTTACTGGAATGAAGCCAAAAATACACTGGATTCTTAGGTTAGATAAAACGAAGGCGGCGTATGAACTTCGTGTTATCCCAAGTGTGACCAAGGCATTTGCTGGCTACAGAAAAACATTAGCACTTTCTCGTTGGTTAACCGACAGTAGTGGTAAGGTGTTAATTAAAAAAGCGGCAGAAAAAGCGATTACTATATAAAGCTAGAATTATGAATGACGCAATGAAAGATAAATTCATGTCTTACCAGGCATTGAAGATCAAAGAAAAAGAAATCAAAGCGCAGATTACATTATTGATGGGAGAGATTCTACCAATAGTGCAAGACGCTGGAGAGGTGAATACAGACTTAGGTAAGTTCTCTGTTCACAAATCTACACGGTACGAATACCCAGCAGAAGTTAATGCTATCGGAGAACAGCACAAAGCTGCTCAGGAAGAAGCTAAGCAAATGGGTACTGCTACTCCACTTGTGAGTGAGTCGGTAAAGTTCACTGCAAAAAAAGTGTAATAATTTACATTAATAAAAACACCCAGTGACTCTGGGTGTTTTTATTTATTCTGAATCTCCTTCGATGATGTTCATTGATTCCAAGAACTCACGCACTAACGGCTCAGTTGTGGCTCCTGCTTTGAGGAACTCATTTTCGAATGCAGATATAATTTCATCAATCTGGTTTTTGGCAATCCCAGTTTTGGCAGTTATTTCTCCAATCATTCGTGGGCTGATCACTGATTTAAGTAATCCTCCAACAGTTTCTCCGATAGAGGCATTCGCTCGAGATACTAGTTCATTCATTTGACGACCAGCTTCTCGCGCTTGAATTGCTGTTGCGTCAGCTACTTTGTCTAACGCTTCAGTAGCTAATGTTTTTTCACCGGTAAACAAGTTGTTTACTTTAGTACCTGTTTTAATCTCTTCTGCAGCTGTTTGACCTCCCTTGTACCCTGAGACACGAAATTCTTGCATGAGAGCGTCTAAGGTTTCATGGGCAGCTTTGTACTTATCAAGCATAACTCGAGCGTCAGGCACAGCATTTCCAAGCGTGTCCAGCACATTTCGAGACATGTTACCAATAACAGCATTAAGTTCTGGTGACTGCTCACCTGGTTTAGTGAAATTCTGTAGCTTACGACTTAACGTGTGTAGGCCTTGAGCTGATGTATCTGACCATGACTTCATTACATCGTATGCTTCTTGTAGTCGCCCTGCTTCGTTTTTATCAAATAGTGATAGATCAGCATCAAGTGACTTTCCGTTTTCTCCTTTTTTAAATAGTAACCCAAAGTCTTCTAGTAGCGCATCTGTGTCTGCAATTACATTCTTAATTGGGATAGCTGTTTTTGGCAATGCATCAGCGGCGACTCGGAATTCTCGTGCTGCTTTTTCTCGTAACAACTCAGCGCCATCAGATATTTCTTTTACGCTTTGAGTAAGAATATCTGATCCATCGTCTCGCAAACCACGCATAGCCTCTACTGGGTTTTCTAATATAGCATCAATAGCTCGAGTACCTTTACCAGAAAGGACACCAGCTACTCCTTTGAGTAAGTTCTTGTTGGTTTGCATCAGTAGACTCGTTCTGGAAAGCCTTGAGTCCTTGTATCGCAGTTGTAGCCTTACTTATTTTCGTGATAGGAGCAGCTAGTCCTCCAATTTCCGCAGCGAATCCTCCGAATTTCTGAAGACCTCCTTCACGTTGTAGTGATTCAGGTGTTTCGCTTTGTCTTATGTTTTGAATGAATTTACCTTCTCCGCCAAAGTCATCTCGTGTTTCTTTTACAGACTTACCTGTTATTCTCCCCACAGTATTGTCTAATCCGAACTCACCTATTTTATCTAGTGCTCCAAGTGTTTGTCTTCCTAGATCTATTCCTCCTTTCACAAATCCTTCGCTGAACTCTCCTATCCCTTCACTTACTGATTTATTAAAATCAGCAGCTTTACCAAAGAATCCTTTTTCAGATTCCGCAGATCGCTCTTTGGCAAACGCACGAATTCGTTCGTTGGATACACCTTGCTGTTGTAGTTTTAGTACTTCTTGTTTAGTTAGTCCCATAATATTTAATTAGCTTGCTAGTAATGCCTCTAGTTCATCGTTACTTAGTGTATCACCTGATCCTGTATTTGATGATTCATCAAAGTTCCCCTGAGTACTCTTAGCTTGTTCTAGTAATGAATCTGCCTTACCCTTTACTTCTTCATAAATACCTAGGTAACCAGACATGTCTCGACCAGATGCGGCAGCTACCTTGATCTGATTTTCCAGCGCTCGCTGCACAGAACGAATAGTCATAGAGAGAACAGCTTGGTTAACTGCATCTGTATTTTTTAAGTTAGGTAAAGTTTTTGAGTACAAACGAATATCATTGTCCGTCAATACACCAACTTCACCGTACACACCACGAGCAAGGTTAGGTACAAGAGCTTGTAGCCTAGCTGAAATCTCTTGAGCCTTTACATCGTATGGGTTGTTACCTCGCACAATACCGGCAATTGGTCCGGTATTGGCATCAACTGTAAGGGCTAAATCTTGCACCTGATCAATCACACTTACCCCCTTAGAGAAAGATTGAATGAATGTATCTGATACCACTTTACCTCCTGCAGATGAAGCCATAATTGAGTGGAAGTCTCCAGACTTACCTAACTCCCCCTTAATTCTATTTAACTCTATTGCTACGTTTCCACGCAGGTTATCTTTAGTTGAGATGTCTGTCAATTTCAATTGACTTGTTGGGTCCAAAATAGCTTTGGCTTGAGCTGTAACAAAACTGTCTCCTTTAGCTGGGGCAAGAATATCAGATGTGGAATTAATTTGTTCTTCTTCTGCTGTTTGGAATAGGTCACCAACAAAGTTTTCGTACTCTGCTCGGTATAGTCGCTCAGCTGTTTCTGGTAATAATGAATTACCTCCACGGTTATTAGCTGCCCATTCTAGTGATTCTTCAAATGACAAACCTTCTGGTATCGTTGCTTTGTTTGCTTCTCGTTTTACCTCTTGTGTTTGAACGAACTCTTCAAAAGTCGGCACGTCAATTGGGTCATTAGAATCATTAGAAATAGGAACAGTAATACCGTTGTAACTATAAGTACCACCTGAACCAGTAGAGCTAGAGGCGAATTGTGACTTAGAAAACGTTTGGATAGTCTGACCTGTTTGAGAATTAATCAGTGCTTTTGATGTACCTAAGTCTACGATGGTAGTCTCTGCTGGGTCAGCAAGTTTATCAAATGCTAAAGCAATAGCTTCTCCGGTATTAGATGCACCTTGAATAGAACGTAGTAGTTCTTCACTTGCTCCGTTCTTAGCTGCTGACAACATAATATTCTCTACCCCCTCTCGAGATGCTTGTTCTTTTTCAAGTAACTCTTGCGCTCGTTCATAGTTATCTACTCGTGCTTGCTCAGCACCTTTAATTGCTTCATCCGCCACTTCGATTTCTTTCAGTGCAATATTAAAGTTACCGTCTTCGTAAGACCTTCGTGCTGCAGATATTGCATCTTGCTCAATTGATTGCAACTCAAGAACTTCCTTACGGTGAGTTTCCGCCAGTTTATTCATTGATGTAACATGCGATGCTGATCCACCCAAGAATCCACCAATACGTAAAAGAGAATTTCGAAAAGTCCCTTGCTCTCCTGCTTGGTCTGTTTTAAGTTCATCTTCTTTACGGTCAAAGTCTTCTTCAATACCTTGCTTGTCCTCAAGAAAGCGTTCCCTCAGTGTTTGCTGGCGCTCATCCAATAACCCGAGTACTGGGTCACCATCAAGAATCTGCGTTCTCTCTGCTCCCGTTAATGGAGCAGGGAGCGGGATGTCCTGAAATCGTTTCGCGACTTGGTCTCGTGCAGATCCAGCTGAGGTTACCGTGGCCTGATTTTCTACTGTAGAGTTTTGCCCAACTAGATTGTTTGCAGATGTACCCACTTCATCATCTGATGTTTTGTTTTTTAGCTCAGTTAAACGAGAAGATAGTGCTCCAAACAAACTTACGGCTCCTTGTTTATCTTGATCAGGAACTGTATTTATATCAAAATTATCTAGTGCTTCTTGAGCGCCATTTACATTTGATGTTGGGTCATTTGGATTTGCGTTAGGTATATTATTCATAGTAATTAAAAGAAGTTAGCGGTCTGTGTAACTGGAGCTGAACCAGACCGTGTGACTGTACCAGCTCCAACATTCCATGTATACACAGTAGATCGAGCTGAGTCTATAGTAATGCTTTGAGTAGGTAACCCTTGAAGCAATTCAAACCTACGAGTATCTGCTCCTTGCGAACTACCGTTGGCAGCATACCCTGCATCAATTAATATACGCTGAGTACCTACAGGTACAGTCATCGTAGCTGAGTTTACGTTATTAGTATCACGAACTAGGTAGGAGATAGCTGGTAAGTTGGCAATAGTTACAGCTCCTGATTTAGAAACATCTGGCTCTACATTATCTGTAGCATTTTTTAATACCATGTTGTAAAAATCAAATCTTTCAGAACTACCAGTGTATGAAGTATCAGCTTCTCCAGTAACTGTAATCACTTGACCTGCAGTCACATCGATAATATGACTTGGTGTCTGGGGAGATGGGTTAGAGGTAGACCCAGTTAAAGCTTCTGTTTCGGCAACAATTCCATTAATTCGAACTCGGTATACCCCATTAGAAGAAAAACCTCTCACTGTACTACGTACGATAACTTTACCGTTGTATCCAGCAGGTATTGTATAAGTAGCCATAACCAATTCAGCTGAATTAATTGTTACTTCGTTATTTGCAGCGGTCAAGTTTACTTCAACAGGATCTACAAAGTCATTATCAACCCCAGTCATGTTGTTTGTAGTTACAATGGTAGTTTGTCCTGCAGCAAAAGATACAGACTGAATAGTGTAAGTGTTAATTTGCCAATCATAAGCAAAGGCAACATTTTGAATATCAGATCCAAATCCATCTCGTCCCCACTGTAATTCAACCAAGTCTCCTTTGTTAAAAGTTACGTCAAATTGTTTTTGGTTGTACTGATTATTATCTGGAAGGTTTACCGCGGCATCAGACTGTATTACTCCGTTAACCACTGTTCGGAATCGGGTATATCCAGTGCTTCCGTCTGACTCAAAGAATATTCTAATCCCCCCATTAGCTGGAGCAACAAAATCATAATAAGTATTTGTTACAGAATTACTATCTGTATCTGGTCGGAAGTTTAACGTGTCTTGGTATTTAATCGAATTACTTGGAGATAAACCAGTTGAGTTCAACTGAAGATCTCCTCCCACAACTAAATCGGGGGTAGCGTCTCCCTCTACAATGATTGTATCTGTACCGTTAAAATCAACTAGTCGGTATTTGTTTTGAAACTCAACACCTGGGTCTTGCTGTACTTGAGCTACAGGTCCACCATTTGCAGCTAAAGAAGCTTCATCTAAGAACTTATTAGTAGAACTTACAGGTTGACCAGAAGCTGCAACCATCGCATCGTTTTCATCTTGTGTAGGGACTCGAGGATCATTATCACCTACAACAATAGGTTCTGTATTTAATGCAGGAGCGACAGATGTTTTCACGATACCTTTTTGAGTCACAGAAGAATCAGGAGCTCCTGCTGCAATAACTCCATCAACGTATGCTTTATTTACTGCATCATCACCATCTACTGGGGCGTTTTGAATTTTTATACCGTTTACAAAAGTCCAAACAGCTTGAATAGATTGATCTGTACCAACTTGAGCAAAGCTATTGAATAGAGCTGGTGGGTTAGAACCTAAGTTAACGATAGTAAATCCTGTAGTCCACGTTTTTTTATTAGCTGCAACTTCTAACTCTGTACCATCTTCTTCAAACTGAATACCACGTTTAGTAAATAAAATAACAGGATCAGCAATAGTGCTTGCGTCAATTTGTACAAGCTCTAATTCTGTACCATCATTACTTTGAAACGTTGCATAGATCACTTCACCTACTGGGCGATTCTGTAATGGCTGGCCATCAAATCCATTAATGTTTTTTAATTTGAAAGACACTGACGAAGCATCGATAGCTTCAGCAAGTGACTTAGGTGGAATTGTTGCAAATTTATTTTGTGCCATGATTTTATTGTTATTTTTATAATACTATGTTTTGACTGTGCCTGCATCCACATTGTATGAATCTGATACAGATACACCAAATCGGATAAGTTCAAAGTCTTCGTCTATACCTTTACTACTCCAGCCCATAGAAAAGTGACGACCATATGTAAATGGATGATAGAGCCGGAAATAGAATCGTCTACGTCCACGCTCATCAAAGTCATTAGTAATGCTACCCATAGGGTTCAGACCCATTGAGTTTTGCCCTAAGAACGTACCTTGAATGTTCCCACTCAAGTATTGATTCTCGTCACCAGGCTTAAATTCAAACTCTAGGAACGCATCATCTTCAAAGTCTTTCCATACCTTAAACCGAATAACACTCTGTTGGTTAGTATAACCTTCAACATATATTCCGTTCGCTGCGTTTTGATTGTTGTGAGTGCTAGTGAAATTGTAGAAGTTGGTAGCAACCTCTGTTTCAATAGGAATAATACTATCTCCAAAATCATCTGCCAATTTATCAAATAATTTATATGTATTTCCTGAACTAGATTCAGCGTAGTACAGCTCATTATTCCAAATCTCAAATCCAAATACATTTATATTCCATTCCCCTTCAAACGAGTCGTGTTCTTTGTTGTAAATAATTACCAAATCATTATACAACTCTTCTGAGTTAGATCGACAAGCAACGTAGATTTTGTCTTTGTACTCAATACCTGCAACATCTCGGAAATCATACTGATTTAACAATCTTTGAATAACATAACCTATATTAGATGTCTGAGGTTTCAGGTCTTTGTCGGCGACACGGCTAATTGACGTAAACACATTATCTGCTGTAACAAAATACACCTCATCAGAACCCGAGATTGTCTTACCTATAGAACCAATTCGCTCTTTTAATGGTTCTCGTTTTACAACATCTAACGAGTCTTGGCTGTACTCACACGCTTCAATATAATTTTTCTTAAAAATATAGAATTGATCTTCAAAATGATTTACGTCAGTAATATCACCACCTCCGTATGGTGTAGAAATAATATCTCCTTCTCCAGCAATACGTGCGGCACTGTAATTAAAATTAATTGGATCAGCTGCAGTAGATACAAAAGCAGAAGCACCAGCGGTGTAGCCTTGCTGTGTACCTCCGTTGTCTAGTGCCGTTGCCAGTCTCACATTACCTGAAATAACTCGTGCTAGATAATTAGTAAATCTGTTACCTCGAGGGTTTAAAGGTTTGTTGGTCCACGCTGTAGTGACTCCTGTGCCAGCAGGTATAGCTGTGGTAAATCCACTAGCCAAAGTAATACTTGTATTTGTGTCGATAGATTGTACTAGCCTATCTTCTCCTCCCCAGCTAATTAATTGACCTTCTGCAATAACTGCTTGCTTAATTACAAAAGTGGTACCGTTAGCTGGCGCGGTACCTAACGCAACGAATGTTAACGTGTTGAGTGTATTAGACACAATTTTTCGCACATCTCCTGTAGCAAATTCAATATATAAATCTGACCACATATCAGTAGCCCACTCATCACTGTTGATGGTCACAGTAGTAGTCGTTGCCGTATCTACTGTGCCCGTGTCCAGTATTTCATTAGAGAGAGAGCTACCAATAATTAATGTGGTCGATCCAATTGCTGTTGCGCCATCAGTCACAACGAAATCTCCCGTCCAATACGTAAAGGGGTCATACCTGTTACCACCAATAACATAATCTTGATTTTCTTGATTGACTAAAGCTGTAGTGTAACCCCATTCACGATCTGCAAATTTGTTTTTACGCACTTCAAACCATCCCAGATTTGGGTTCTTTAAACTGTATGCCAGAGTCTGGTCTCCTACGTTTTTAAGTAATAATTCATCAGATGCAAATGATCGAACAAAGTTATAAAAACCATGACAACGATTATCTGGATTAGTATCTCGTTCTCCTAATATAGATACACCTGGACGTGGAGCAATACCTCCACGCTCAGTTAGCTGTACATTTTTCATGATACGAAAACTACCAACGGGAGCACTGGTTGTATCTTCCTGTACCCGAAGTCCCTTTTTAAAAAGTTCTATATCAACGAATACATCTTTGTTTTGAGGTACATACGGCATACTAATATTTATCAACAATTATTCGAGCCTCACCTGGGTTCATTTGACCCACTTGCACTAAAGCGTTCTTTGCCTTTGTTTCAAGCCGGTCAATTTCGTAAGCTGGTAGTTTTACATCAAAAGCAGCATTGTGCGCAACCTTATAAATGTATGCATTAATCTCAGATGAAGTGGCTTCAATGTAATCCGTATCTAGTTCAGGTTCAGCCATTTCTTCTTGTTGGTCGTTATACCACACAGACTCACTGTAATACTCTAAGTAAAAATATTTATTAGGCACAATACTTACTCCATTAAGTAAAAACCCTGAGATTGCCTGCGTAGATGCTGACTTATTAATATTTAATGATAAGTATGAAATTTGTGTATTAACCACAGTACCTACCTCTGTAGAGTTTCTAATATCAAATTTGAGAACATTCCAACCCTTAACAAAAGGTTGTCGGTCTGCTTGTCCGTTAATAGTTATTGAATAATGATTAGCTGGATCGTTACCAAACTCAGCGTTAATAGAATCAATACCTGCAACTTGAGGCATGAACAAGAAAAGGTAAAAAGAACCAGAATCCCTACCTGTAACAAATTCAGAAATATCTACGTCTGTACCAATGTTTAAGTTAGTTAATCCCGCATTGGTATCTCCTTGATTTAAATCAAACCGCAAACTACCATCTCCAATAATGTACCTGTAGTCTTCATGTGTAATGCCGGTAGTGTCTCCTGTAGCAGTCCAGCCCAGTGTTCCTGAGAGGTCAGCTATATACATACTTGGGTCTCCATAATTCATAGTAGTTCTCAAAATACGAACGTCATCAGTACGATCAACAGTAAAAAGATCGTCTGCACGAATTTGATGCTCTCGGTTAAATCGGTCAGGTATAACAAACTGAGGAGAATAAGCGCATTGCTGCCCTGTGTACCTAGTCCCAACTACTTTTGAACCTTTAATATCAGGTGGACACAAGAAATTATAACCATACACGTCTTTAATGACAGGCACTATCATTCTCTCTTTCTTTGTACTTGGCATATCAAAGTCCATTGTTACATCTCGCACCCCTTGCGCTACAGTTTCCGTGAAACTGGTAAGCATTGCACCTTTGTTTTTAATATGTGAGTTAACTCGCTCCTTGATAAAGCCCATTGTGTACTGTTTTTTCATATACTGATTATATTAGAAAAACGACAAAAAAGCCACGCCTAAGTGTGGCTTTAATGTTGCAGAAAAATAGGATTATTATCCTGCGTTTTCTACAGTTGTATCAACTGTTTGAACTTGATCCTCAGTGTTAACTGCATCAGTTTGAACCGCATCAAGAGCTGGTCCTTGAACTTCAGTATTTACCTCTGGAGTCTGTTCAGGTGTTTGCTCTGGAGTCTGAGCAGTTACTGCTTGTGTGTCATCTACCATAATATTTTTTACTAGCTATTAATGAACTAATCTTACTTGTTTAAAAGCATTTTTGCAACCGCAATACATCGTTGACCCCAGTACTTACCGTTCCATTGCATTAGTTGGGACTCACTTACAGAACCGAAAGTTCCCAAGTTTCTTGCCTTAGACCACTTAGAGAATTTATCTACTCCAACCGTTACATAGGCGTTGTATTTACCATTGACCTCTAGTGGTAGCATGTTTGAACCTGTTTCTCGAATAATAGAATCAGCATATTCATCACGCCACCAATTCAAGAATCGTTGAACTTCAACCACTGCTGGACCACCTTGGTTATTTCGTGTAGCAGCAAATGGTTCAATTCGTGCAACCACGTTAGGGTTTACGATCACCTGTTTTTTAGGTGCAACAACATTTCGCTTTTCACTAGGTGCAACAACATCAGTAGCGTTAGCTCGTAGTTTAACTACCCGCAAGAACACGTTAGCTTTCTTCAAGAAATCAAACGATACCGGTTTTAACTTACCATCACCAGAGTCCATCATGTAACAAACTCGAGGATCAGTTAGTCGTTTATCTTTACTATAAAGTACACATACGCTTTCCCCATCTATTTTTTCAGCAACAATACCGACAGAGTGTCGACCTGATAGTTTACCAAATATCCTAGTAATTAAATCTACTCCCCAGTAACCTGGTCGGAATACATCAGTAGATAGCTGTACTGCATATTGACTTACATCAATAGAAGCCATCTTTCGTTCAAACGCATCTAAGTTATTCGTAATCATTTCTACAGACTCGTATGGGAAGATTCTCATCATCTCATTTGAACCATCAAACACCTTAGACTCGTCAAGTTCTTTTAAATATTTTCGGTTCAGGATTGGCTCAGTTACACGTACAAGTAATCCCTCATTAATAATCGCTTGTATTTGTCGCCCCACATATGTACCAGTATCTTGCCCTGGTCGTTGTCCAGCAAAACGGTAGTTTCGATACAAGAAATTGATATCAATATGAAAAGATTCACGATTAATATTTCCATCACCTACTGCTACCTGATTACGTTGCACACCTTGTAGCATATTTTCATGCGTATGTGCAGCACAAGTACCAATACGACCCTGATGTTGAATCTTATGCATTCGACTACGAATAATTTCAGCATAATCATCAAAATCTCTTTTTGGTAGTCGCGTAGACATTGCAGGTAATTCCTGAGAACCAGCTGCTTCCATTTCCGCAATATCTTCTGCAAGAGCATCTTCAGCTACACCAAGGTTTTTGGATACACCATAAAACCATTCAGCGACATCAAGGTAATTGGCAATCTTAGACCCGTTAAAATAAGACTCAATAGATGGGTAATATCGTGCAATCAAAGCACGCCCCTTTTCTGAATGAATCTTTCTATGAAGCCAAACAATGGCGTTCACAATTTTATTACTGTTTTTATCCATATAAAAATGTGTTAATTAATATATACACATATTATCATATTTTGTGGAGATGGGGGGAATCGAACCCCCGTCCAAAATAACTATATACAATGCTCGACAATGATAAGGAGTGCTTCCACCAGGTAGTTTAAAGTTCTACCAAACATGTTTCAATTCTCTACAGAAAAAAAGATTGTCGGATATCACTCAGGACGCACCAACTCCGACAGGATCGTGTGCGTGCTGCTGTTAGACTGAAACTGTGTTTCCTACCAACAGAGACATAAATGGGCTAGCCACACTGTCTGAATTTTGTGTTTCTACACGTATTTAAGTAGTTACCGTTCTTCAACGACATTGCACACTGTATATATATTAAATTGTCAACGCCAAACATCCCCCTGAAGTTTACCCACATTAAGATTGGTGCCCCATAGTTATACTCTTGTGGATGTGTATAAGAGACAGCCAAAATAGAATGATTATCATTCAATACGATACCAAGCATCTTAGTAAAGAATAATCCAAATTTAGTTAACACGCCTCTTTGCTCGTTAACACCAGTAACCTCAGATATCGTGTCGTATGGCTTACCGTACTTATATGCTTCTGGATGATAATCACCATCTTTCATAATGATATTCAAATCGTTTCCTAGTTCACCTGCAACAGCGTTCGCTGCTTGATCTAATATTAAAGCGAACACTTTAAATATAGGAAAGAAATGTTTTTTAAGAGAGTAGTCTGGCCTTTGTAATTTAAGTAAAGGTAAAACAAAATGCTTCCATATGGGATAGAAAAAACCCAATACAATGACTGGCGGAAAAGCAATACATGCTGCAACGAACAGTACTACATAAATTAATGGGTTTTCTATTTTCATATTAGTCGTTTTTACCAAGCCTCAGAATCGCTTCAATTCCAGCTAGCCTTTCTCGAATATCCAGCAATACTGGATCAACTTTTTCTTCAAGTTTTTCCACTTTCTCTTCTAGCTTTTCAATATCTATTCCTTGCTCTTTTATCTTGTAATTATTTACTGCCCACACCGAAACAATCCCCACAAGAGATAAGATAATTCCAAAATTGTCGATGATTGTTTCAAGATTCATATTACTCAGGGTTAACTTTAGCTAGTAATTCTTCTGGTACTGATCCTGTTTCTGTCATTTCTTGTTGGTATCCTTGGTACTCAGCAAGTACTGACTGTACGTGTTTTGCAGAGTCTCCGAAGACTTTTTGTTCTCCTACTTGGTTTTGGATCTCAATAAGAGTCGGGATCAACCATTTAATTGTGTTAGGTTCTCCTGTTTCCATTTGCGCAAAGAAACCAAACTTAGTGAACATCTCCATCAACGCAGGCAAAAACATGCTTGCTGTCTGTGGGTTCTCTTGAATTTCCTGTTTTACTTGCTCAATATCTGCAAATACTTTCGCTAAAATTTGTTCTGGTGTCATAGTTAATATTTTAATAGTAATTTGTGAATAATTTTGCACTCGGCTTTTATACCGTTCCTACCTCGTACCCAAATTTGAACTTTGTTGTTTCTTATCTGGTAATACGGATAAAATGCGTACCTGTTCCACGTCAGGAATCCCCAACGTGCGCGACCTAGAGACAGTGTGCTTCCTTGCTTTTGGATTCCTCTTGTTCTTTCTGCAACTGAATGATACAGCCGATTGTACTGTGTATACTTAATTGCCCCTGTCACTTTCATAATACCAACTTCTCCGTCTTTTAATAGGTCAAATTCGGCTACTAGCTGTGGAGTACTGCTTGTGGTAACTAGTTCGTATGTCTGTGTGCTACTTGAAGTCTCAACTTCTTCTGATAACTCTTCTTGAATTTCCTGCAGCTCTTCTTCTGGTAAAACTTCCTCTAGTCCTGCTGCTACGTTTGCGTCTTGAATGCTGGCGAACATCAACACCACAGTGATAAGGTTTTCTGTAGATTCCAACATGAAGTCAGACAAAGTTGTTCCGTTTTCTTCAAGTTGTGTTTTTAGATTTTGTACTGATTGTATTGACATAAGCGTTAGTTGTTTACTCTTGTTAATTCTAAGAACCCACTCATTACACGAGCGTAGTAGTTTGTTGTTACTGCTGTGGGTGCTGCTATCGCAAGGTTTAATATGTGTCCTGCGGGTAGCACATTGTTTGGTAATTCCGAAGTATCAATATCTGTTAATTGATTTGCTGTACTCAGATAGTTCCGTGGGGCAACTCCAGCATTATCTGCAACTTCATCGAACACTACAGTGTTAGTTCGTGTGTTTGAACCTGCAACTTTTTGTTGCCTTGTCATAACCCACCCCCAAGCCTGAGCAGAGTTGTTTGAGTTTTGATGCCATAGTTGCAGGCGATCAATTCGTACATCAAATGGGAATGAAATACCTCCTGCTAGTCTATTGATTTCTGCTCCTACGTTTCCAAGATCTTGCGAGTTAGTATTGTCATACACACCAATGACTCCCCAACCATTTTGCTCGTTGGGGTCTAATAGCCACTGACCTGATACTTGAAATATAATTTTGTTAGCTCGAACTAAATTCTCGTCAATCTCTAACTGTTGTTGGTCGTCTTCTGCTTGTTGTGCTGCATCTGACGCTGCATCTGCGGTAGCATTGTCTGTAATTGATTCAGTGTTTGCCAAAATACTTGTACCCTGATCATCATTGACAGTCTCAATACTTTCAATATCGGAGATATTTTGGTTGATTTGAGTCTGTTGAGTGTCATTAACGGCCTCTGCTGCATCAATTTCTGCCTGTAGAGCATCGACATTAACAGAAACGTCTACACTATCTACTTCGGTAGAAACTTGTGCCTGAGTGGCAGCAATGACTGCCGGTGAGGCATCTGGCATAGCATCTGCCAAACCTTGATTGAACTCCCCTAGTTCTCGAGGAACCAAAGTACCACCGTTGGCTTGCACCTCGATGTGGTCTTTGTAGGTCACGAAGAAGTCTGTCCAGTCTCCCCCGTTATCCTCGATATTTGTTTTTGCTGTTTGAATGAAGTTCATAATTATTAGATTTCTTTAGCAGTCCATTGTAGACCTGCGTAGTTACTAAACGGAATACCATCATTTCGGTGAGCAACCCAAGTAAATCCTGTGGTAGTTATACCTACAATTGTAATTACAATTCCCTGCCCGTTACCAGTGCTGTTGAAACCAGTGGCGGTTACGACAGGCACAGTTAGAAACGGAGTTGGGAACGTAGTTGTTTTAACATCAGCCCCGTTACCTACGTTGTTTTGTGTAGGAACTTCACCTCTTTGCTCTTTTTTACTGAAATCTACAACGTCTCCATCAACACCGTCTGTTGAGTTTTCTCTAAACTCAAATGTATCTGATGTTGCCAGAACTGTTCGGTTAGAAAATCGGCTTAGCCAAAACTCTTTGTTACCAAGAGTTTCTTCTAGCCTTAGAATGGCATTATTAGCCTGATTACCTACCAGGTCTCCATTAAATCCTGATGTTGTATAGAAGATAGTCACATTTCCCAAAAGACCTTTGGTCATATACCCCTGTGTTGATGCAGGGATTACTTTCGGACCAGGACCAGAGATGGCATCTCCATCAATAATGGTTCCGATGTCTGTCGCTGATGTGATAGTCACTCCTGCTGGAGCATCACTTGTTTGGAAGTGGAATGGTACACCAACACCGTAGTTAGCCAATAGAGTGTCTCCATTGATTGTCCCAACGATAAGTTGTCCTGCTGGCAATGTTCGTTTGTTCACTGGACTTGCAGTTCCATCTCCATTTAGTTCTAAGATTTGTCCTGATCCCTGTGCGCCTACCACTTCGACATCATTAGCGCTGACTACTGTTTTTGAAGGCAATTCGATAATCTCGATACCTGTGTTTGTGATACGAATATCACTCCCAAGTCCTGTTGCCTCTGCGCCAAGTTCTGATGTTGTGGTCAATGGTCCTGTGTATCGAAGTGTCAGGTGATTAGATGCAGTTGTTGAGTGTAAACCTGTAAACTGTCGGTCCACTGTTGTACCGTCTAGTTTTAGGTTGTACCCGAACTCTCGGTCTCCATCTTCGTAACTACAAGTGATTCCGATTACTACAGAGTAGATACCATCTCTAGGAATAATCGGGTTATACGGAGATGCTGTGTTAAATGTAAGCCCATTAGTATCAATGTGTGGAGTAACTGGTGCAAAAATATCATCTAACTGCAAGTATTCTCCACTTGATACATTATCATCGTCTGTTCCTCCGTATGCTGCGTATTTAACCAAGTCCTCTACAGGCACTAGGTTTACCTGAGACATTTCTCGGTATGAATCTACGATTGTGTAGAGTTGGTATGCACGGTTGTCTGGTCGTGTTTCTGTTCCAGCGTTTGCCGATGAAGTCTTTGAGTCTGTAGCAAAGTTTCCACTACGAGCAGTGTTCCCGTTGTTACCTCGTGCTACAAATCCTGTACCTCGTCTATCTGTGTATGCGTGAGTGTGTGGTCCAACTTCTTCTGCCTGGAATACTCCTTCGGCTCCAGCACCTCCACCCAGGTTACGTAGGAACATCCCGTCTACATCTGCTGGGAATACAATATCGTCTCCTGATACAAACTCTGGGTACATTGCTGCCCAGATAGGGTACATGGTTGCTCCACTAACTACAGTTCCAGGTGTAACAGGTAGATACCCTGTTACTGTGCTACCTGATTTAGCGTAGAACATTTCACCAATACGTGTGCTTGGTTCAGTGTCAGTTACGGCCACAATCTTTGTCACCTTAACTTTTGTTACCAGTCGGTTAACAATATTAGGTGATGATATTTGGATAATCCCCGATGTAATATCGGCAGAGTTTATTCGCAACTTCAAGAAAGCACTACCAGCCCATTTCAAGATACCTCCGTCATCATCATCTAGTATGATTTCAGACATCAGCACGCTGTCCGCACTTGAGTTTTCTCCTAAAGAGTTTGCTACAGTCACCTCAATTCTATAGGCATCAGTTAGGTCAATCCCTGTATCAATTGGTACAAATGCTGCACCTGGAACGGCAACATCTACATTGTATTCACCGATTGCAATTTCAGAGTCTCCAACAAGATTATTAAACTCAACGTTTTTATCTGAGTCAGTTGTAATTTTTGAAACTAGTTTCACAGAGTCAGTTAGGTTAGAGAAGTCTCCTCCTGGGTATGGAACTGGCCCAACTACAGGCAAAATCTCTACAAGACGGTCTGATGTATCATTTACGAACTCAATCTCAGCATCAAATCGGAATACGTTTCCATATAGATTTGTAAGAGTCGCAGAACCAGAAACAATACCGTTACCTACAAGAGGAGACGGATTCGCATTTGAGATTTGTTGGTTTGAGTTTTCCAGCAAGAATCTGATTTGGTCAGTTGGACCAGACATCGCTGTAACATAAATACCCATAGTAATAGCCTTTGTAGGGTCTAGTTCTAACTCTATGCTGTATGTTTGAGTTGTCCCTTCTGTCGGTACCGCAACCTGCATGATTCCAAGTTCTGTGGTACTCACATCTGAAATAGTTGCAGCCTCAAAGCCATCAACGTCTGATGTTCCAACAGATATTCGTGACTGTAGAACACCAGCCATTTGCTGTCGGTGCCCTTCGTAGTATGTTGCAAGACCAGTAATTTCTTCCTCGGCATCATAGTTTGAATCTAGTCTTCGTAGATTGATTCCTCCTGTTGCACCTGCACCAGAAGTTATTGCTCCCGCAAACCCATAGTCTGCGTAGAACTGCCACCCTTGTGGGAGAGCAACAAGAGCCTCTGCAACAAGCGTTACTGTTTCGTCATGAATAGATGATAGGTCTTCTCGCATAACAAGGGAACCTGGATTCTTCTCAGTAAAGATACTCGCAAAGTCTGTTCCTGTAGGGTCTATTACAATGTCTCGGATTGTTGCTCCAGCAATTACACCACGAATAGCAGCAGTTTGTGTTGCTGTCGGGTCCAGGTCAAAATCAATACGGATAAGTTCTCCTTGAGCAACAGGTGCGTCGTTTATTAGGAATCCCCACTGTGATGCTGAATTAGATTCAACACGAACAAATGTTCCTTTATCGTCTGCACCATCAATTAGTTCCGCAACATTAGGGCCACTACCAGATGCCTCCCATCCAGCGTTTATCTGCTTGAATAAGTCAGATGTGTCCTCAGCACCTCCACCACCATTGGTCCACGCATCACCGTCCCACTCAAATCGGAACGACTGTCCGATTTCAATTTCTTTCTCATTGACAACAAACGCATCTGTAGATGTGTCATTGTTTACTACTGTGAGGAATTGACCTGCTGTAGTCACCCCTGTTAAATCAGGTAGTGTGTATTCCCCAGCCGGTGCTCCGGTAGTAGTGATAAGCAAACTGTTTTGCTTTTCTATGTCTGCTAGTGCGATTGCTAGCGGGTCTGTTAGAGAGTTGGTTAGCCCGAATGGTACTCGGTCATTGTCTTTCTCTAGGTTCCAATTTTTTCGTATTTGTGCCATGGTGATGTGATTATTATGTGTAACTTATTAAACTAAACTTGTCTCCTGCCACTACTGGAGGCAACGGTGTGAACGCATTACCCGCCTGGGTGTAGTCGTTCGCCGCTCCTTCGTAGATAGACACCCCTTGCCGTTTCCATATCTGGTTCACGGTGTCCCCTGTAATAGGAATAGTAACTAGGAATGAGGTATCTCCTATTGCGATGTCTCCATCTGCTACAGACCATACTTGTTCGTAGGCCTTGTTGAATGAGACAATCCATCGAACAACTAACTTGTCTCCGGCAACAAACGGTGCTGCTGGTGTCAGTACCTGGCCAGTTATTGTGTAGTCGTTTGCAAGACCCTCATAGATTTCTACTCCTTGTCGTTCTACCGTTACTACGGCGTTAGATGGGATAGACTGCGTGAGTGTCACAGACGTCTCTCCTCCCGCAAATGCCTCAAATACTTCTTCGCCCATCTCTGGACCAGTGACTGCATCAGTCTCTAGTTCAAGAACATAGTCTCCGCTTTCGAGTAACCGTAGGAAGTATCGCTCGTTTATCTCTGGGACAAACGGCTGTGCTACCAGTGCCCCTGCTTGGTCAGTGATAGTTTTACCTGTCGCTGTTAGGTTCAGTGGGTTTTCTGCCATGAATGTATACCGGTAGTTTGGTACCAGTGCTTTATTCACTAGGTCAGTATCGAATCCCTCTACAATGAGGTTTTCTTTGTGGAACAAATCCACAGATTGTAGCCGTCCATCCATTACGATGTACGTACCTGCCGTGAAGTTCCTGTTCTTGAAGAAACCAAACGGGTTAAAAGATGTCTCGTCATTGAGTAGTACAACCTTCTGCCCATCAACGGCAATAGCCTCCCCTGAAGGTGAGGCTACATAATCAGAAAAATTAACGAACTCTCCCAATAAAGGATAGTCAATTGTTTCTGCTTGCCTTGGTGTTTTAAAGGTTACAAACATAATAATTAGATTACTTTGATAAAGGTTAGGTGACTGTTTGCTTGTAAGTCAGTGTTGGTGTCCGCATCAAGAATATCCTGTGCCCAACCAATACCAACCTCTCCGGCGGTAGCCCCCATAGTAATGGTCCCAGTAATAACATAGTTTTTTAGTCCTCCGTTCTGGGCTAGCCCTGACAGGTCTGTATTTACTGCAGTCATTGTTCCGATATTTGACGAGTTATCTTCTCGAGCGATTTCCGCCAACAGTGTAGTCCCTACTGGGGCCACAATCTGTACTCGGAAGTCTGGATTGTTCAACGGTGCAGCACCAGATGCTCGCACTGCAAGAAATGCAGTGAAACTGTAACTGGTTGATGCCTCGAGGTCCGCTTTTAATTCAGAGTCAATCGCAGAAGTAACCGTATTCACACGAGATTCAGTCGCTGTTTTTACGATTGTCTTTGTTGGATTGTCTGGGAATGTTTCTAAAAATGACATAATATTATTCGTTAGTTTCTTCTGGTAATGGCCTAGCAATTACTTCCCTCACAAATGAGTAAGCTGCTATTGCTCGCTGCAGTTTTACTTGGTCAATGTTGTCACGAATTTCAATTGGAAGCGCATCAACAACCGCCATCAATAGGTCGGCTGTGATATTTTTTTGATCTGAGTCTGAAAGCTGGGAAAATATCTCTTCTCGTTTTTCTGTTTTTACTTCCGCAATCTTAGAAAGATTGTTATAAGACTCCATACTCAACACAACTCCTTCTTTATTCGTAAATTCTTGATAATAAACAGAATTATCTTCATTTATAATACATAGAGCAAAAAAACCACTTTGCATAAATTCTGAAGCTTCCTCTCTTGAGTTAAATTCTTTTTTTTGTATTGGTGTTTTAAGCATATTGATATAGTGTTGTACCTCGAGTAAAGTAAAGTTGACCCAAAGTAAAGTTAATTGTTAAATCTTCGCTAAAGCTCACAAGACCTGTATCAAGAGAAGAGTGGAGTGTTGCATTAGCTAAATCATTTGGCGTAGCCATTGACCATCGTTCTAATACAGCATCTGCTTTCATGAAGTAAATTTCTTTACCATCAGGAGATGCATCTACTCCTCGAGCCGAACTTGGGAAAGTGGCTGTCAAAACGGCAGTTGTTACATCACCTGCGGTAACAAGGTTGTAAGCTCTCACATTAGCTCCGTCAGCTGTATAAACATATGACTCATCATCAACCACAGAACAATCATCAATACCTGAAACTCCTGTATTAAATGACTGACCTGAGTCATTAAAGGTAGGAATAGTATCAATGTCATAAGGTGTTGCCAATGTTGAACGTCTTATGTTAGTTCCTTGACAGTGATACATTCTTGTTCCCCCTGAAATAAGATCCATACCAAAAATATTTGAACCAGATCCGGAACCTGTTGTAAATCCTGCTACAGTTGTAATGTCACCAGGATTAGACATAGGGTACTGTCGATAAATATTCGGAACTACAGAATAAAAAGTATCCCCTGTGTCTGCGATCATTAAGGCTTCAGGGTTTGTAAATGCCACAGTCGCTACTTGAGTAGCTGCCGCTAAGTCAATATTTACAATTCCCTGAGGTACTTCTCCCGCTGTTGCTCCCAACCAATCAGCCGCTCCATCTGGGCCGTTGTTGTTTAGTGTAAATGTTTGACCTGAAACAGAGTTAAGCCATGGAGTGTACGGAACCGTAAACCCAAAAGTAACGTCATCATCAACAGTAGGATCTCGATCAAAAATAACAGTAACTCCGTCTGGAGCGACTCGGTACCAAACTGCGCTATCGTCTGCATCTACAAATGATTTATATAATTCATCACCAAATTGCCAAAGTGAATTCACTGAGTAACCTTGACCTAAATCATCTGTAGGCAAGGGAGCTCGTGTTTGAGTAATGGGCGCACTGGCAAATCCAGATCCATAAATCTCCCACACAGCTGCGCCAGCCGTAGGATCTGTACAAATATAAATAGCCACAGGAGATACAGACTGATCAAACCAGTAAGATCCTTTTACGTACCCCTCAGCAGAGTCATTAGTAAGCCCTGGCGCTGCTGCACCATTAAAATTATTCCGTGGTGCATATTGTTGTTGTCGTAATTCTGATGTCATAAGCCTAAGAAGTTCTGTAATTAGTTTTAATAATATCACTTGCTATTAAAGGAGCAAATGGCGCTAAAAATGTAATGGTATCTCCTGAGATTGTGTAATCACCAGTCAAATCCATAACTTGACCATTTAGCATAACGTCCACAGGTTGACCAACAGTAGGAACAGAAGGTAAGGTAACCACTGATCCAGTAATACCTGTTTGTCTGTCTCTGACTTCAGTCAAAAACTCTAATGCATTTCCTGCTGCGTTAACCACAACAACCTTTCCTCCTTGCCCTGCTAGTGATGCTGGTGTATCTGTAAGAGCTGCAAATGTAGTTGCAGCAACCCCACCTCCACCTCCACCCCCTGAGCCAGAACCTCCAGAGAATGCAGTAACACCTTGAACCATCATTTGTGTAGCAGAAACCATTTGACCCATCAAGTTTGATATTGTTGGTCGTGTAGTTACATACTTACCTGCTTCAGTATCTGAAACATACATAAAGTCTCCAGATGCTAAAGTCACAGCAGTACCCTGCAATGGAGCAGGAACAACAGTCACGATTTGACCATTTTTCGCCAATGTAAATGTATTAGCATCAACAACAGATCCCACTACAGCAGTCGCTACAGTAGCACCATCGTCCGCCAATCCTGATAACCAATCTGTACCATCAAAATAGATCGCTTGCCCTGCAACAAATCCATGACCAGTTACTGTTACTTGAGGATTAATTTGATCAAAAATTGCTTGTAGTTCATCAATAGCAGCCTGAGTAGTAACAGCTACAAGACCAGAAGTAGTGTTATCATAAGTAATTTGCAAAGCATTGTAATCTCCAGCCACAGCTACTACAGCCCCTGTTCGTCCAAATACACTTGATACTTGGTCAGTGTGGTCCGCTTTTTCCCAGACAGTTCCATTAAATACAATCCAGTCTCCAACTTTCCAGTCAGTAATACCGTCAATATTTGTGGCTCCTGCTGTTCCTACTACATAGTAGTGTCCTTTAGTACCAACACCATCTGCTAGTGCAGGGGTGTTTGCAGTTGCATCCCATGTACCTTGGTAATCTAATTTACCTACATTAGAAGAGTTAAAATTAGTAATTGACACCTTGCGTAGTACCCCAGCTGAAGAATCCCATAACATAATAAAGTCTGCCCCATCTGGTGTAGCTCCAAGATCAGTTGTACCATCAATATCTACGCTAAGATTTCGAGTAGCAGTAAGATCACCACCACCAGCCAAACCAGAATCATTAGCCGTACCCACACTCACAGAAGAGTGATCAATATGCTCATTAGCAACAAAATTAGTTAAAGCATCATGATCAATATCTACCTCTGTAGTACCAGTTATTCGCCCCTTAGCGTCAACAGTAAATTGCACCAAAGTGTTTGCGTCTCCGTATGTACCAGCAGTTACCCCAGTATTACCCAGCGTAAACACACCACCATTTGTCATAGTCACATCTCCCGATGGAGTTACAGCAGTAGCTACATTGGAAGCATTACCCACCAAGATACCTCCTGATGCAAGTGTTGAATTAATGTTTGATTGAGTTGATAATTCTAGCGCTTGCAGAATAGGTTTTAACGTAAGATTGTCTCCAATTAAGGTTCCAGTAAAAGTACCGAAGTCTTTAGCGTTTGCAGCTAGACCCGTTAAAGTTACCAAGTCATCTACATCGATGATTGAAGAACCAATTTTTTCATACGCAGTACCATTCCATTCGTATACCTCACCAGTAGCTTGGTTAAGATATGTTGTGTCTGTTTTACCAGTTGTTGGGAAAGATGCGAAATTGGTATACGCTTCGTATTCATCTTTTCTAAAAATTGTTACAAATGACATATTATTAAATAGTGTTAAATCCAACTACACCTGTGTAGTCAAATTCTGTTGCTGATAATGCACGCCCGATAGGTACAACAAAGTCGCCCAGCGCAGGCTGTACGTTAGTAACCTTTCCAGGTTCAGATGCCGACAAATAAACCGGATCGTCTGCTGCAAAAGTAATTGTTGTTTCGTTCCGTAACGGAAGAACTGATGCTCGCTCTGCAAGAGCAAACTCAGTACCTGAAGCAGATTCAATAACATAAGAGCTAATGTTCGTATTAGCATCAGCAAGAGCCAAGACAAAAGAGCCTGGCGCTGATTGACGCACTATATCTCCCGCAACGAACGTATTAGCCACTCGAAAGTTTAAAGAACTTTCAGTTACTAAGTTGAATCGTCCCTCAATTGGATTGAATTTTTGTCGAAATTTAGTGGTCATAGATTACTTAGTTATTTTATAATTCTGTTACGTTTTCAGGCGTATCATATGCGAGACCCGCACGACCTGCCCAAGCAGCTGCGTAACCTCCTGCTGCACCATAGAAATATCGACCGACTAAGGGTCCAGTTTCATCGTACCGCAAAATATAGAAATTACCGTCTACGTCTTGGAAACCGTAATATGCAGGGACCCCTGATTCATCTCCGTCTACAAATTTGTAGTCTTGGAGCTTTGTATCTTTCAAGAGTGCTTCTTGCTGTGCAATAATCAAATCTTGTTTTGCTTCTGTAGCCACAGGCCCTGAAGCTGCTGTTCCGCTAGGAACGCTCATGTTTGGTGATGACATATATTTGGTTTAGTGTGCTAATAATCTTACCTCTCCTGGTCCACCTACAGAAACAAAGCTGTATTCCGTTAAGTGATCAGCGGGCATCGTAAAGAATGCTCCGTCTGCAAAAGGTAGACCATCTGTGTCTGTCGCATCTGCTCCCGTCTCAACGTAAAGCAGTGTCCCTCCTGAATTAAAAATCAGTAGGTCATTTTTATCTCCGGTTTTACGACCAACATTTAATTGTTCATTTAACCCAGCAAGCTGAATTAATTTGTTGATTCGTTCCGGTGTGTCTGGAATAACTAATTTCATAAAGATGAATGGATATTGGTAATAAGATATTTTGCAATATCATCTCTGCCTCCCAACCAAACGGTTGGTGAGCAGAGTGAGATGACAAATTATGAGTTGTCTCCTTTTGAAGCAGCGATCCAGTTGGCTCCAACAGTTACATACATCCATGCTCCTCGAGCACCAAGTGTAATAGTATCTGTGTGGAAGTCCTCCTCTTTCTCTGGTTTCTTCATGTGCGGTTCTTCGTTGATACCCAAGTAAAGAGTAGTCATGTCAGAATTCGCAACACCCCAGTACTTCGCTTTAGTTGTGTCATGAGTACCTTTGGCATCAGTCGCAATTAATGGAAGTTCAACGTGTTTGTATTTCCCTTGATAAGAGTTGTAAACACCTGCTGAGAAATCAACTTCTGGTCGAGCTGTAGAACGTAGAATGTTCCGAGCTTCATTAGTAGTTGCTGGATCATCAGTTGTCCAAAGAATATCATCACCTTGAGTAATTTTTTCTCCAAACTGGTTAACAGCATTTTCTTTACGCATTTTTTCCATTGCTTCAAGTGAAGAAATAGAAAGTGGTGCGTTACCGTTAAGAGTATTTCGGTAAGTTTTTGTAGTACCTTTCAATCGGTGAAGAGTATTAAACAATGACAAACCATCTCCAACAGTTACGTCAACTGTGTCACCATCGTAATCAACATAAGATGTTTCGTGACCAAATCCAATTCGGTGTTGACCATCAAGCTCAAGTCGATTAACAATAGTTTTACCTAGAGATTTAATCCCGTTCATAATTTCAGGATATTTTCCCCATTTTCGGGCCTCAAACGTGATATCAGTTTCATCACCAAATCGGTTAAGGTAACCAATTTTAGTAAATCCTTGAACGTTTTCACGTTTCTTAGCAGCTTCATGCTCTCGTTTTTTCGGAGCGTACAGCTGACCGTCTACTTCAGAGAACTCTCGTTCACGACCTGACATGTCTGGAATATCCATTACACGCACAAGTCCTGAGTTACGGATTACAGGAGCAATAGAAGCTTTAGATTTGTTGAAAAGCACTTCCGCGTTTCGAACAATGTCTTTCATTGCGCCCGTTGAGAATACAGTAAATTTACTCATAGTATTTTCGTTAAGTTATTAAATAAATACTACCTCAGCTGACTCATCGTCAAGAGGTCGTACAACCATCACAGCTGTTCCAGCTGTTCCAGCATCTACAGTTTTTGCATCAACTAGTGCTAGTTTTGCAAACATTGTAGTTGCACCATTGGTATCTGCCTTGAAAAGAGTAAACTTTTCAATAGGCAGTTCAACCATGATTTTGTCTCCTGCAACCGCAGTTTCAACATCGGCCATAGCAACACCAAGGGTTTCAGCTGATGTAGTTGCGTTAGTAGCTGCTGCAATTTCTGCACCATCTACCACAACTACATCACCATGATTAATGGTTTCTCCTGCTTTCACTGGGAACTCAAGAGCTTTTGAAGTCACATCTCGTTTTAAAAACATAGAATTTGTGATTAATTAATAATTACCTGCACCCTTGTTAGGTTTCAGGGGAGGAGAGGTCATGCGCTAGATACATAACCACTCCCCTCTGAAACTAACAAAAAACAGGCGGGGAACTACTCAGAAAACACATAGTGTTTACTTTGTAATTCCTCCGCCTGTTTTTGGTAGGAGTACTTTACCCCTTCAGTATATACCAGAACTATTTACTGCGCAAGTACGTAGTGGTCTCGACAATTCTACGAGCACTACCGTCATGAGTTTTAATAGTAATATTTCCGTAACGCAATCTATTTCGCAATACATCAATGAGGTCATCATGATTTTTTACATCATGTATACGAGTTTTTTGAACAACACGCATAGGAGTCCCTTCTTTCATGCATAACTCAATTTCCCCGTAAGGGACTTCGTTATCAATCAGATTAAGCAGTTGCTTCTCGTGACTCGTCAACGGTGTCTTTAACTCCTTGGTCAGCTTTGTCTTTTTCATAAGCATTATTAATTGCAATTACATCATCAATCATTACATCCATTTCGTGTGTAATCCCTGGAACATACACAAGATCATCTTTATCCCATTTTAGGAAATCAGCATGATTTTTTTGTGCAGCCACAGCATCTTTTACACCTTCAACTACAGCAGACATTTCATGCACAGTAACTCCGTAACGAGAAAGAACCATTAAGATATCTTTTTCAATAAGTTCATTACGAGCCCGTGCCATCTCTCCATATTCTCGAGGTGATTCAGAAAGTAGAATAGACTTTGATGTTTCAGACATTAATTTCTTGTCTACGTTTTTGTGTTCATCAACGTGTGTAATTACAAATATTTTTTCACCAGTCATTGTTGTACGACCAGTATCTTTAGTTTCAGTTACAGGATTAAGCCCGTAATATAATTGTGTTGGATTCATATTATTAGATGTTAACCATTTCTGGATCAATTTTAATTTCCCGACCGTCTGGTAGTTTTACAACAAGGAACTTACCATGGACACCATTTGCTTCTTCAATAACTTCCGCTTGAACCACCTCTCGAGTTTCTCGAAATACGTCACTTGCAATATCCATAGCTACTACATCTTTCATGTCTTTAGCAGCTTGGTAAGTACGAATTTGACGAACTCGGTTTACACCAAGATCATCTACAAAAGATTCGTTTCCCTTAAATACACCAGATACCAATACTCGATTATCAAAAAGAGAAAGACCTACAGTAGCTAAGATTCCATTTTCTGCTTGTTTGTCTCGACTTGCTTTAGCTAAACGATCTGGGTCTACAGCAGAAGACAAAACTTCCATTTTTTCAGAAAGACCCATAACAGCATCAATTGCAGCTTGGGGCCAACCCTCCATTCCCGCTGGCGCAGGTTGAGTAGTTTCTTCTAACACATCTTCTTGCAAAATATCATCAGAAGGTAGTTGAATACTAATTGGGTTTCCAAGTTCATCTACTCGGTTACCACCCATTAAATTTGTTGTATCATTCATAGTTATTTATTATTATCCGTGATTTTTAAAATCTTCCGGAGTTAACCCAAACTGTTTCATCGAGTCGACATCATTTAGCCCGTAAGAATTAGGTGCTCCAGCATCAGGTGCTTTGTCTTGACCATCAGTATCTAACGCAGCAATATGCTCTGCAGCATCTTCATCTTTTTCTAGTAATTGGTACGCATTTTCAATAAGACCATCAACATCATCAATATCTGCAGGGTCTTTAAATCCTGCAATTTTGATCTTCATCATTTCAGCAAGCTCAGCATTTCCACCTGTTTTTTCAGTTATTAACTTTTCCACTTTCTTGTCCACAGCTTCTTTTTTTTCAGCTGCTCTTCGTTCATCAAAAATTTCGTCTGGAGTTTTTTCTACCTTATCCTTATCTACCCCTTCCTTTTCCTTATCTACCCCTTCCTTTTCCTTATCTGCTCCCTCCTTTTCCTTTTCCTTTTCTTCTTCTTGAGCCTTAGATTTTTCTTCTAACGCTTTTACAGATTCAGTGACTGCTTTCATAGAATCAGCTGCCGCTAAAATAGGAGCAAAGTCTTCTGCTGTTGGAATTTCAATTTCTGTCAATTCACCATTTTCTCCTGGAACTTTAATTTTGTGCATTTTGTGTTTGATTAAATTTGTAACCATTATTTTCGGCCACAAGGATTTTATAATTTTTGTCCATTGCTCTAAGGCCCATAAGACAACCTTTTAATGTTGCATCCATTTGAGAAGAATTGTCTGGCTTCTCTAACTGGAACATTATATTGTTGTATACCTGCTTTATTTGCTGTTGACCAATATCTCGATAGTAGTCTGCCACACGACCAACATATTCTATGCGCTCATCCTGGTCTTTAGGTGTAATGTCTGAGGTTGATGTTTCCATAACCATAAACGCAGTACGAGTTATATTAGCTTGCTTTCTGCGATTATTTAACTCCATCTTATCAAAAGAATCAAGAGTTACTCTTTCTGAACTTTGGTCACCGTCAGCAGGTGGACCATCCATTCGAATATAAATTCTTACATTCAACAACTGTTTAATTTTATCTAGCATAAATTATTGCTTAAGCTTGTAATGCTGCTCCACCAGTAGACGCACTCGGTGCACCTGGTGTATTTGAGCGACCTCCAGGACTAGGACCTGGTTCTGCTAATTGTTCTGGTCCAGGTAAAGTAGGTGCTGCGCCCGACTGTTGTTTAAATAACTTTTTAGTAGATGTTTCGTACGCCCGAGAAGCTTTCGCCATAATTCCTTCCATATTAATAGGTAGTCCAAGCCCAGCCAAAGCTTGCAAGTCAGCAAGTTCCTCTCTAAATTCTGCTTTATCAAATGCGTCTCCTTTTTTAGCTTGAGGGTTACACACAATGTACCATCGCCGCTTAATATTTTTTAACTCAGATGCTTTCACCACAATTACCTCAACCTCTTCTTGAGTATCTTCACCCATCAAAGCTTCTAGTTTCGCTACTGAATCTGGATCCGGTAATTCATCAGCAACCACAACACGTCTAATTCCATATCCTTTTTCTCCAGACAACGCTCCTTTACGTGATGTATTTCGATATCGTGATCCAATCGTTCCCCCAACAGGTTTGTCACGAACAGGCTTAAACCAATGCTCAGAAATTAATCGCAATCGCAAGTAACCCAGTTGAACCTCAAAATCACAACATGAAGCAATAATCAAACGCAAAGCAAGCCCTGCTTTTTCTCGCAACTCAGCAACCTCAGTCGCTGTCTTTTCAGTCTGACCTTCTTGCCCTTGGAATACAGAAGACACCGTGTTGTTCTCAATAAGATTTTGCATTCGGTCCCACAATGCAAATTCTCCCGAAGTAACACCATTTCCAACCTCTCCAATAGGTACTAGAACTGATGGATCAAATCCATGCACTAGTGACCCAGGATCAAGAACATCAGGTGTGACATATTGATTCGATAAATTAGCATACGGTCGGTCAATTGATCGCCGCCCTTTTCTAACCATCAAGTTAATGAACACATCAGACACTTCCGACAACGCCTGAACGGAACCACGAGTCACAAAAGATTTACCATACATAAAGTTGGTAGTAGAACCAAGTCGACCTACAGCAATTGGGTACTCACCATCAGGAATAATGTTCGTCATTGGGAATCCTTTTGCGTACATCGGGATACCGTTAATAAACATCTGATATTCATTGTCATGGAATTTATCTGACATATATGTCACTACTTCCACTTCGTCTTCACCAAGATCATCCGAAAATCGGAATCCAGTGTGTTCATATAAAGATGCTAAGTCACCTGTGTGTTCAGCATTCATTCCAGACGACTGACCTTTTTTCACATACTTCCAGTTATCAAATTTACCGTACTTTGATCGAGCAGTTTTGTAGTTCAATTTTACAGCAAAGAAAATACCAGGCTGTTCGTGAACATACATAGTATTAATATTCATAAAGTAAACTGCACGAGGATTAAGCATTGTAGTTTTAGCACACTCGTATGCCTTACTTTGTTTAACCACCATCTCAGGTTCTAATGAAAAAGTATATCGAGAATCTCCTTCCTTTGTTTCTTTTTGAGTTTGATATTTTTTAGTCCATTCATCATACACAATAACAATACCCTGCTTGAGCATTTCAAGTTGGTGCATACGTCTTTTAAAATCATAACCCATATTGTCAGAAGGCTCCTGACGTCTCGATTCAAAAATCGAATCCTCAAACACTTTCTCCAATCTTGCATCACGATTATTATCTTCGTCAAAAGACTCCACGTCAATACCAAGACCTAGTTTATCCACATTAGCAAGTACCGCTTCCATTTTATTTTCAAGAGTACCCATCGCAAATTCACGAGCAGTCTTGTCCTTAGTCATCTTTCCATCCTTGTCCTTGTACCCGTAAATAATAGTGTTAGCCAATTCTTCATTACGCTGTACATATTCAGAAAATGATAGGTTACCAAACAGAGGCCGTGCTTGCTCACGCTCAGTTCTCGCATCTACTAACATTTTATACATGGACCCTACGTACTTCTGCAGGCCGTCATTATCAATCTTAGGATTGTCGTGCGCGATAGCTGCAATATCAGAATAACCAGTTTGTTTCATACCCCTATATTACACTTAACCGTAAACACTTTCAACCTTCATTTTCTTACGCTTGTCCTCACCCACAGTTACGTGTCCATCCCCTTCTCGCCACAGCGCCCCAAGCACACGAATCGCATCACATCGGTGGGAGTGAATATCATGGACAGGAGCATCCATGAACATACCTGTTTTTTTGTTATAGGCCTTACGATAAGCAACTAGCGACTCAACCAGTAAGTTACATTTCTCTTCATCAAACTCAAACCTTCTAAATAATTTACGCACCATCTCAATACCCGCAGTAACTTTAATCTGAGGTGCCACACGGATATTCCGTAACCCCAATTCAATAAGGCGGTGCTTCAAGGTACGCCCAGATCCAATCTCGTGTTTCTCAACATCCCAAGGTAAGTGATGAGCATTATATCGATATTCTTTTTCTTCTAAAACTTTGGCATAGTGCTCAAACCCATGCTGTGAGTTTTCATAATAGTCGATCACCTTAATCACCCCGTTAATGGTTTGAGTAAATACAATCGTATTCTCATCGTTGTAACCGATGTCCCACCATGTATCTACATAGTACTGGTCGTTGTAGTGCAGAGTCTTCACTCGCTGCTCAGTAAACACTCGGTTCATCTCATTGGTATACCACCCACCCTGAACTGGGGCATTGAAGGCCTCTTGCATAGTACTAGGGAACTCTTCAAACATACTCTCACCACCTTCTTCTTTTTTATTCTGATACCACCGTTTCTGTGCATCACTGAGAACGACCCCCAACTTCGATGATAAAGCATCAAAATATTTCATGGTCGTTGAGTTTATGACAACATCACTATCGTCTTTGTATTCATCCACCACCCACCACGGATAGAAGTGTAGCTTGTACTGGTTCACTGACAATTTTTTCAATGCAAGTTTTAACTGCTGTGCTGTCTTGGCAATTCGGAAGAAGTGATTCCCTTCTCCGGATCCCGCAGCTGTCGATTCAATGATCAACATGTTTCCCTGGTCCTCTTCAAAGTGAATGGCATTCATGGCTCCAGAAACAATCTCTGCTGCCTTACCAGGGTAATACTTAGATGTATACCCAAGCTCGGACACCATCAGCAAGTTCGCTGTCGCAGAACGCGCACTGGCCGACACCATAATAGAGCTACCATTATCAAAAAGAATCTGCTCAGTCGTCTCCGATTCCAACTTACCAATAAGTTGCTGGATCTGAGGATCGATAGAGTTATACATCACCTTCACCTTGTCACGAAACAACTCACGAGCACTCTCTGCCTTGTGAGTAATGATCACCGCCGCTTTGTTGTTATTAAATAAAACCTCATCCAAAAATACAGCACAAGTCATTGTCGAAAATCCCAACTGACGAGCTTTCACAATCACATTCTTCGTGTGCAGGTTCTGGTAGAAATGCGTCTGATATTTGTTCGGCTGAAACCGCACCAAGTTACCAAACTTATCACGAATCTTATATAGGTTATTTAGTCGCCACCATTTATCCTGCAACTTAACCTGTAGGTCCTCGAGTTGCTGTTTTGTAAATTCTTCAGACATAATTTTATAAGGCCTTATCTATTAATGCGAGATTAGGATCAACATCTATCACCTTCACCTTCTTGGCCGTCAAATGCATAGGTTCTTGCTGACCTTGAATAAGCTCAAAAATACCCTTGAGAGCACCCATAGCTTCTCCAACGTCACTTGAACCAGAATTCTTCTTATTAGTCCCATACTCCTCAGGATATCGTGCCTCAAGGATAGAGTGAGCAGTCTTCTCACTCACCCCCGTACGCCTCATCAAAGATCTCTTGTAATCAAGCTCACCTAAACGAAAAAGCTCAGCAATCATAGGATACTTATCGGGATCGTTCACATATTTATCAACCTTCACCGGCTCCGCAGAACGCAAGGTCTGATATTCAATAGCCTCCGCCAAGTTCATCCCCTCCGTCACCACATGATCATATATTCTCAAAATAGCCGACACAACCTTAGGCTCATCCGCCAAACCATATTCCTTCGTAAAAGCTGACAATTTATCTTTGAGCTCATACTCCATCTGTTTCATTATCTTTTGCTCTCGAGATATAGGCGCAGCAGCATCTACAGCTCTAGCTGCTTTTTCTGTGGTTACATGATCATCTAGCTTTTTCTTCATTTCTCGATTCTATCATGCATAGTTGATAGTTGACAATATACTATCCACCACTTGCATTAAAATGTCGCAAGTAGTATACTTGCGTCATGACAATACAAAACAAACAAATTAAAACAGAAATACAAGATTTTTTTAAACAACATGGCCGGTACCCAAAAACTACTGAGCTTGACCAGATGAGTTTTAGTGTAAAGACTATTCAAAGACGATGGGGTGGTATTGCGAACATGTATAAAGATCTAGGAATAGAGTACCGACAGAACTACCGAGGTGAAGTATGGAAAGATATCAGGAAACAATCACTCATGTTTGAAAAAGAATTCTACGATTTACTATGTACCAAATATGATCCAAAGGGTATACACCCCCAGAGACCATATTTATGGGATGAAGAGCATCGATGTGACTTCTATCTCTGGGATGAAGATTTATGGATTGACTGTATCAATTCTGAGAATACTAAACACATCAATAAGTGCGTAGAGATAAAAAGAAAAAAATACAATCATTTCTCTCATGCAACAAAAATGAGAATGAGATATGTTACACCTGATTTTATATTAAAAAACTTATATTAAACCCTTTGTGGGTTTTTTTTAATTAACTAAATACCATATAGCAACTAACTCAATACCATATAGCAACTAACTAAATACCATATAGCAACTAACTAAATAC